CCCGCCTCCGATGCGGTCAACAATATCCTTGAGCGAAATACCCTCTTCGGGCGCTTTGGCTCGGGTGGCGGGGGCCACCCGGCGGCGCCGGGTGCGACGCACGGGTTGCGCTTTCCTAGCGGCACGAGCCGCCCTGGAATGGCCCTGATAGCAGCGGTTACACAGACCCTCGCCCATGTGGCGCTGTTTATATTGGTACGGCGTATGACAGCAACGCTTCCGCGCATGGGCCGCCACAAGGGCCTGCGGGTCCATAGGCCCACCACACCACCTGCAGCACAGCTGATAGGGATCGCTGCTAGTTAGCGGTTGGGGACGATCCGAATAGCGGCCGGCAACCACACCGGCAACCCGCACCCCACGCCACTCACAGTCCGATAGCATCCGCTCACAAGCCTCAAGCAAAGGGCACTGCGCGCACAGCAGTTTGGCCTGCTGGTGACGCTTCCGCATCCGCGCCACCGGCTCACCCGCAGCAGACGGATCCCACAGACTCGGCGCAGACGGGGTCGCCTGCATATCACGCTGCTGACAGATACCCAGCTCAGCATCACCACCACACGGCAACATCCCACCGGTCATACCGCACCACCAGTCGGATTCGTACGCAACCGCCGAACCTTCGCCTTCTGAGGCTTCGCCCCATCAATCACCGCTTCATACTCAAACCCATCACCATCACGCACCACAGCTTCCGCCCCAGCGCTAGCCCCCTCCGGGACCGCGCCGGGGAGCCCTGGGAGGGGCTCCTGCACACCACGGTCAGCAGGCACAAAGGAATACGACTCGAACATATCCTTCAATGCGACATACACCCTGGCACGATGGCGTTGGGCCGCGAGCGGCACCGGGGTGATATCTGTATCAAACTGGTGTGCCGCAGCACCCAGCGCGGCCGCCTGGGCGGCAGTGAACATGGTTGGCCCCATATCCCCAGCGGGGCCTTTTGCGCGCGCTTTTGCCTCAGCACGCACCCGATCGAACAACTGCGCCGTGTCCGTGGTGAAAGCCGAATCAGCCCGCGCCGCGGTCACCTCCGTCAAATCCCCGCAGGTGCCAGAAAGGTCCTGAAGTTGGACCTCCTCATCACGGATGAAGATAGCAGCCCTTGCGTCGTCTTCTTCCTTATCCGGCTTCAATTTCAGGAACAGCTTGGCGCTAGCTGTGGTGATTTCCACCACCCGGTGAGCCTCTTCCACATCATCAAAATAGGCACTCACATAGGCCTGAACCACATGCTGGGGGTTCGCAGCAACCACCAGCAGACTCCCGGCGTAGGTGATGAGGCGCACCACATCATAGATTTCCGGTTTACGCTCCGTCACCCCGACCACCGCCCGGATAGCACGCTGCAACTCCCGAACATCAACCACGATTTTCGACCGTGCCGGCATCTTCTCAGGCATGATCGCTCCCCGATCCAGCATCGGCGCCAGCAGCCCCAGCGCTAGCCCCGGTGATCTCCCGCAACTTCGCGGTCACCGCACCCATACGGGTAATCAGCTCGGTCAATGCCGGTGCCGAAGTGGCGGCAGCACCAGACCCTGCCACCAAATCCGCCACTTCCAGAACTTTCTCCCGAGCGTTTTCCGCAAGCTCGCTCAACTCATCCCAATCACTAGAATGCATCGCATCAGACAGCTGCTTCTCCAGCTGACGGTTTTCGATACGCAACGCCTCTCTGTCTTTATTCACCCGGGTCAGCTCCGTGTGCAGCTTATTGATCCGGTCCGCGGCATCCACCGCCTTATGCAGCGCATCCAACGATGCCGAGCGTTCCATCAGCTTTTTGATGACGTCCTGCTGCCACGCCATGGTGCGCTCCATACCACTCCAGGCACTGTTGAGGCTTTGCAGCAACTCTTGATCTAATCTTGGCGCAGCCATACCGCCACCCCCTCTTTTCGGACCAAAGCAGCCTCCCGGATAGCATCAAGGAAAGGCTGATCCAAGGCCTGAATCTCCGGCGTGAGCTCCTCAAAAGGCACCAGCGCGGGGTGGTCCGGCCGGGCAGCAGAAGCCCAAGCCGCCCACGCATCATGCACATCCTCCAGCTGCGTATCGACGCCCTTCGCACGCAGCAACAGCGCATAGGTGTAGAACAGCGGCAACTGCTCCTTGGTGATTTCGTCGTCGATCTCCTCAGGCAAACATGCCACAATCAACGCTGCATCCGCCTCAAGATAGTTAAGATTCGTCATTATGCAGCCTCCAACGCCAACCGGCGGGGCGGCCGAGTAGCGGTCCGCACTAACGCCATATACCGTTCCCGCTGCGCCTCAACCAGTTTCATGTGGGCATAAGTCACCGCATCACCCCAGCTACGGAACGACGCGATCAACTCCCCGCCCCACAGCACTTCCCACAAATCCGGGTACGATTGGCCGGTGATAGCACCGAAAAGGCCGATTCGCTCCACACCCGGCCTCAGCCGGATCCGCAGCTTCAATTGCAGCTGGCTCATGATTGTTTCCCTTCCCGCGCAATAGCCGCGTTGGCCCACATCATGGTCTCCTCCAGACGCAGCAGCGATTGTTTCTTCTCCCAGCCATCAGCCAGCAGAGCATCCAGCTCAATAGCTAAAGCCTTGATCTTCTTGCCCATCTGAACCCGCCGCTTGCGGGTCTCAGCATCTAGGGTGCGGTAATCAAACCGCGCATCAATATTGTTGGTCATCATTTCCTTCTTTCATTTCAATTGCGCCACAGCGGTTAGTCGCCGCCGCGGAGCACATGTTTGCCAATCACGGTGATCGCACCGTCCTCGTCGATGCAGCTCATGTTCAACATCGCCCGACGCCCAGCAGCGGTCATTTTCTTACCCGCAGCGTGACGGCGTAGCGATTTCCACGCCAGGTGGGCCTCGTAGGTGTTAGACTGGCCAATGCGTTTCCAGGACATTTCTTTTCCTTTCTCTGGTCTTGGGAATGTGTTTTATGCAGTCCCCCGCCTTCCCCAGCGGGGGACCAAAATTATCAATAGGGGTTTGTGGAGCCGGCGGCTACGTGAACAAGCGAGTCAGCGTGGCGAACTTTTCAGCCGGAATCGCTTCAAAGAAGATGTCACCGTCGAAGATGCACGCATCCCAACCCTCACGGACGACACGGAAACCATCAACATGCATGGCGATGAGACCCGTATCTTCCGGGACGAACAACTGGCGCATCTCCTCGAACCGCTCCTCCGGCACCCGGAACAACTCCCGGTCCCCGCGGGTGAAGACCACCCCATCATCGACACGCTCAGCGACGGTCCAATCAAAAAGCTTTCCCAGGTACACGCGCGTGGCATCATCCTGCGGTAACGGCTTCGGAGCAGGATACGAGTCGCTCTGGGCGGCTTCCCCTGCGGCAGCACCATCGCCATTACACTCGTCATCCCAACGCTTCAGGAAATCATCCACAGCAATATCAATCGGGTCATCCACGTCCGAAACAGCAGTAGCATCAGCAATCGACTCGTCAGTCAACACATCCGAAACACCATCATCTACTGGCTGCGCACCCCGGAGCCGAATCTGGATCCCCTCATCCGTGGCCACCAAATCAATCGTGCAATCCTGATCGGTGTCCGCGTGCAGGTGCAAATGGAACTGGATAGGGGCGCCATCGCTCACTGGGATGCTCATATCAACCACACCAGCCCCCAAATCCGCACTACTCATCATCACTTATTCCTTTCTCTTCGAGATCTACGCACCACACCTCGTGGCGCTTGGCGCCCATGGCTGGATTCGAACCAGCAGCATCCACATGAAGCCCGGACTGGATGCGGCCATTTCATGGGCCTGGTACCGGATAACCCGCCGGCGGCGGGGCTGAGATAGCCTGTCTAGATGCGATAGGTGTTGCGCTCCACCAGCTCCTCCACCTCCGCACGGATATACAAAATCTTTTGCCTTGAAAGTCGGATCCGAGAAAGCCGCCCCTCCCTGGCATAGCGCTGTAGGGTACGGGTTGAAATCCGCAGATACTCCGCGGCTTCCCGGGTTGACATATAACGCGACGCCATTAGGAGACTTCCTGATCCTGCTTTACGACGGCACCATGCCCCTCACTGTGGTACTCATTAAGCGACGTCACCAACAGCTCAATAGCTATGATTAAGCCGGAAATGCACTCACTTGAAGCATCAGCCGCAACACACTTCCAAGACCCCAGTAGCCCATGAAAATAGTGCACCAACTGTCCATAAACCCGGATACGATCAACAAGCGATCGTTGCCGGCAAAAATAAGCAATACGTCGCACAGTGGTAATGCTCAGTTCAACAACAGACCAGCCCAAACGGTCACTGCTCAGTTTGACTCCACGAATGGAATGAGCCCCACCATCCTCGGCAAGCCTTATCGCAGTCGCATAAGTAAAATTCGCGTCAAAAGCAGCGCCAACATGAAGCAATGCATCCTCGGTCTCTTTGGCGTATTCCAGGATTATTTCGATCAAACGAACAGAAGCCTCTTCTGACGAGGCCAAAGCCCCTTGGCTGGGGTCGCCTTCAGGCTTGGGATAATGGGTCTCCCAAACTTGAGAATGCTCGACCGTATCCGCCAGATACCGCTCAGCTATGGCAACCGCCACAGAATCACTCGTTCTTGTCATTTCTTCTACTTCCACTTACTTTCTCTCGGGGTTATCCTTCCCCTAGGGCCGCCTGCCCCGGGAAGGAGGTGATTAATCATGTTGAAGTTGTTCTACTGCGGTACAGAATGGTCAGTACTTGATGATGAGACAGCTCAAGAAGTGCTAGCCATGCTCCGTGACAACAAATATCCAGGACCCGTAACGCTCAAGCTCTTTACGGTTAAAGATGGAAAACCAAAAATCCATGTCAATCTTTCTGAGCACATTCCGTTTATGTTTTACGACGGTCCAGCAACACACACCGGTAGCGCAAAGTTCGTCTAGCGTGGGGAATATGTGAGCCCTTCCAGCATCCCCGCCAAGAGCTCTTCCCCATGATTCATGACTGACGCCAGGAACTTCGCGTCAGCGGCACTCAGCCACAAACGCTGTTCCTCGGTTTTCGGGCGGATCGCCACACCCGTCGTGGTGATCTGTACCTCTACACGAGGGTTAGACACCTCCACCAGCACATCACCCAACGATTCTTCAGAAGCACCCTGGTCCTCGGAAGAGCCTTCAGACGCCGCACCGCCCTTAGCCGTCAAGACACCAGCAAGGTAACGGTAAACACCGCAAACCGTCCGAACATTAGCCAACTGCCGTTCATCCAAATCCTTTTCCGACAGTTGCAGTCCCGCCAAGGTCTCTTTCACCAATGCGTCAAGCCCCTTATCCTCAGGATCTTTCGCACTCTTGTTCTTCACGAAGTCGTGTACACAAGCTTCCCGAAAAGCATCCGCATCGTCAGCGGTCAAACCCGCCGGGGATGCTCCCACAAGAACGTACACGGCCCCCTCCAGATCAATATCTGCACCCATCACAATCAACTCCTTTTCTTTGCTTTACGACGCCCCGGCGCGAATCACGCAGCAGATCGCTTACTTGGCCGGCGGCGTTGAGGTCGGATTTTTTCTGTCGAAACGTAAAATGCATCGGCGAATTCAACCGGATAGGTTGTCAATACAGATCCGATAAATCGTGGTCCTGCTTCGGCTTGCCCTCTGGCATATCGGCTAATAGTCGATACGGTTGTCTGCAGTTCATCCGCTAGGCCGGATAAGCTGCCCGCTTGCGTTATTCGATGCTCAAGCCAATCTTGTCGCACTCGAACCGTGTTTACGGTAGGCATTTCGCCTCCTTTGTTTTTAAACAATCTTGATTTGTGCTTACGCAAGCAAGAATAGACCAATTTTTGTTCTAGCGCAAGGCAAATTTGGATTGGCCCAATAACTTGCCTTTTTGTGCTTACGCAATTACGATCTGACACATGAAGCAAACTCGCTGGTGGAAATACGTAACGGAAACAATCCAAGGTCGCACTTTCAAAGAAGCTGCCAAAATCGCAGGATTCGATCAATCAGCTTTCACCCGATGGAAAGATGGTGCAGCCGCAAAACCTGAATTCGTTGTAAAATTTGCCCGCGCCTATAACCGCAATGTCTTAGAAGCCCTAGTGGAGGCAGAATTTATCACAGAACAAGAAGCGGGATTGCAAAAAGTAAACGTTCCAGACATCCGATCCGCACTACGACTCGCACCTGAAGAATGGTTAGCTGACGAAGTACTCAAACGAATGCGTGCAGGTGCAAAAACTGACGAGTTCGCGCCCCCTCTTGACGAACTGGTTGAACGCAAACAACATAAAGCTAATAAACTAAACCCTGATCCCAAACCGGATGATCCTTGGGCCGCAGCGGCCACAGTCAGCGGCAAAAGCTCGTGGCGCGGTGATGAAATGGTTGCCGACGACTCGGAGGAAGAAGGCTTCCTAGGTGACGATAATTACAGCGATGGTCCATAATTTTTGTGCTACAACCAGCGGGTTTCCCAACTCAGGACTAGCCTAGATGGCATGGGAATTCTTAGTGTCGGCGGCCCACAGAATATGCTTTCACTCTCTGATAAAAGGCTTGCGCTTGTTTACGCCGCGGCTTTGGAGGTTTTTAAGCGAACCGGCCACATTACTATCTGCTCTTGGTACGGCGATGAAGAACAATACGCTGCGGTGAGCGCATCCGCTCTTTTTCCTAAATCAATTCCTTTTCCTGGAAGAGCCTACAAGATCAAAGAAGTTGATGATGGCCAATACGTTTTGGTACTCATTCCTGCTTACAGCACAGAACCGGCACCGGTACCCAAGCCTAAAGCCGTCAAGAAAGTCGCCGATCTCGTCGAAAAACATGATTGCTGGCTCATACTAGACAAAAGCGACCAAATCATCAGCACCCCCAAGGTCATCGAAGAAATCAAGGCCACTGCTAAGTGCATTGATGGAGTAGCCTACCTCAAGGAACTAAACTCCCAAGAAGAAGCTTAAAGCCCTTACCTACAAACAAACCCCGGCGCGCTCAAGCGACCGGGGCTGTTGTGTATTTGATAATTATGTGCATGGCCTGTAATCGAATCTTTACCTAAAACCTATATACGAATAAGTCTTTAGCGGGTAGTCTTTTCCTTAAATAATATTCATAAGAACATGAGGGAACGACCATGGCCGGTATTTATGATGCCCGATCCACTAGAGAATGGTGCAATCAAGAAGCCGTAGGCGAGCTTTTTTGCCAGACGGTGCTTAACGATAGCGGAAGAGGTTGCAGTCATGATAACCATGCTTGATTTGGAACAATTAGCCGAAGAGATGGGCGTTATGGTAGTTACCCATACCGGTGGTAAGAAGGGTGGTTGGAATCCGGTAACCCGCACCGTCAGCCTTCGGGAGGGCATGCACGAAGTGCAAACATTGTGCACGCTAGCACACGAGCTAGGGCATGCCCACTATAGACACCAGCTTGGCGCAACAGGATTGGCGCGCGAACAACAGGAACGCGAAGCAAACGAATGGGCCGCAATCTTACTCATAGATGAGAATGATTACATGGCGGCCGAAATCAGCTGTGACAGTATAAGCTCGATCGCTCACGAGCTGGGCGTGACTATTCTCATGGTGGGGATTTGGAGACAGCTCTACGCCAAAGGGAAGATACCGCAGTACTGCATTCAGGACTAGTGATTCCTCAATTGCTACGAAACCCCGTAACCGAATCTTTACCTAAAACCTATATGCGGAGAACAGTTTAACGGGTAACCTTTTCTTAAAGGAAGCTCATAAAAACATGAGGAGACAATCATGCCCAGCATCTATGATGCTCGATCCACCAGGGAATGGTGCGATCAGGAAACCGTAGGTGAGTCCTTTTATCGAACAGCGCTTAACGATATCAGAAAACTTGTTCCACTGAATGAGCATAAAGTTCGCCGATTTGACGCAACGCTCGTGTTGGAAATGGACAATCCACATTCCGAGGCAGGTCATGCAATATCTGTCAGGTGGCAAGACCGGGTTATTGCTTATATACCCGATTTGGAGACTGATGATTATTTTCCCGAACTGGCACGCCTTGCCGCTAGCGGGTTCGATGCCGGAGTGAGGGGTACTTTGTGGACGAATGAGACACAGCCCAATTTCAATCCCAACGATGTTCACATGTCGGTGCATGTTGGGCCGCAACCACCCGGCATGATAGTGCCTATTAACAATCCGCCTTCACGAAAATGGGCCGCCATCCCCCGGGGACAAGCTAGCCAGGTCACTAAGGAAAAAGACCACCTCGATGTGCTGCAACCATATACGGGGCTAGGCCATAAGAAAACCTACATTCTTGTAACGCTGCACAAGGTGCTTCTTGGTACGCGCACCCGCTGGGTTGGAGTTGAGGTTCGACTAGACGGTAAGCGAATCGGGGAGTTAAGTAAGGCGACGGGGGCAAAATTCCTCCCCATCATTGAGCACTACGATTCCCTGGGGCTCATTACTGTATGCCATGCCTATCTCAGGGAAACTGCCACCTCTGCTGAAGTTGCCCTCAAAGCTGCGACCTTTGAAGAGATAACAGATAAGGATCTATATAATCCTGTTGTATGCCCGATCCCGCAGCTGGTGCCTTATGCTTTTGACCCTTACACCTATAATGTTCCCGGACGGTACCGGCCGGAACTCGAAGATGACGCATATAGTGATTGGGAATATGAAGAACCCCATTACCCCAATCCGCAGCGACTGGGATACTACAATGCAGAGCTAGTAGGTCCCAACAATTCCATTGGTAGGGCACCATTACGGGGATATTTGCAAACCAGTATAGGCCTAAGCGGTAACAAGAGCTACGCTATCTACCTTCTTTGCCTTTTCTTTGGTGGCTACATCGGTTTGCACCACTACTATGTAGGGAAAATCGGCAAAGGGGTTCTATACACATGCACAATGGGGTTGTTCATGATTGGATGGATCGCAGATATTCTTAATCCCCGGCGCGGGTTTTATAGCTAGATTGTTATAAGCCAAGTCCCCTACCTCCGCGATAAGGGTGGGGGTTATTTTTTATAATACCCCCACTTGACACGTAACGTTCTAGAACTGTATAATGGGTAGTGTTCCACCAAGGAACAGGGAGAACTCAATAGTGGAGGGAGGTGATGATATGTCACCCTGGCGCTCCCCCGGTCCGTGGGAAGCAGCTGGTATTATTCTCGGCCTTCTGGCCTGGTTTTTCCCGAGAGGCGGTAAGCCTGGGAAACACCGGAAAGGCGTGAAGCGATACCGGCGCGGAAAGCGGAAGAAGTAGCCTCCCCGCCCCATGTCATAGATGGGGCGGGGGGCACCCCTCCACACTACCCTTTTCTTAAAGGAGGCAAAATGAAAACATCAATCCGGTGGGGCATTTCGGTTGCCGTTGCGGTGTTCCTCTACACCCGGCCGAACCCACTATGGCTGCTAATCTACACGATTGGCATCATCACCCTGCTAGCACGGGAATTCGACCGATGATAACCCCTATCATCACCGACCAAGCCACAGGGCGGGTGCTATGGCGAGTCATCGACTGCGCCACCTACTGCGGTATCGGCCCACGCACCTGGGCGAACTATCATGCAGGCGGTCGAACACCCCAACCCGTAGCACACCTCGATGGCCGCACACCCCTATGGGACGCAGAGGAGGTGAAAGCCTGGCACGCTAACCGCCCCGGCTCGCCAATCAAAGCGACACAATAGGGCAACAACCCCCCGGGCTTCCGGGGGTTTATTTTGATCCTTACTTGGGTTATTTTTCACGAAACCCCACTAAAAAAGCGTGACCTGCGGTTTTATTTTTGAAGGTCTGAAAATTTGACCAACCCTCAAAATAAAAAACCAGTGCATTCCCCATGTGGGTGAAAGTAACATCGTTGGTAATAATATAGCCAGGCGGTTATATTATTACCAATAGTTTTACATTTATGAACCCATGAGCGAGTCACTCACCCGCTGCAATGCCTCCTGGCGCCTGGCATTGGAGGTGCGCATATAGATCTCAGTGATGGTCTTCAGATCCACCTGACCCAACAACTCACCGATAGCAGGGATCGTCATACCTTGCTCCACCAGTGTGGTGATAAGCCACACACGACCATAGTGCGGGCTGATACGCTCGGTGATCCCGGCGCGGGTTTTAGCACGGTGGAGGACGGACCTGTAGGAGGTGTCTAGGATGATTTTGCCGGAGCCGGTGGTGCAGATGAAAGCGTCTGGGCTGTCACCGATGGTGGCCAGGTGGTCGATGATGTCTTGGTGGAATTTTTTAAAGACGGGGATGGTACGGTGGCTGGCGCTGGTTTTGGGGGTATCCTGGTATTTCATACCATTTGAGGTGCGGTAGGCGTTTCCCCTGATATGGATGAGGATGGTGTCACCTGTAATGGTGATGTCTTTACGCCTGAGGCCTAGCACCTCTCCTATGCGCATGCCATGGAAGAACGTGAGGATACCTATTATCTTATGGGTCGGGTTTAAATTGTCCACAATTTTCTGCATGGTGGCGGCTTCGGGCAGTTCCTTGCGTGCTGGCTTGGGCTTGTGGCGGGCCTCTTTCACATCCACTGGATTAGTAGGGATCAGATCCCGGTCTACCGCTGCCTGTATCGCGGTGCGAAGGCGCACATATGCCGCACGGTTATAGGGCTGGTATCCGAATTGTATGGTGAGCGCGTCCCACCAGTCGATTACATCACGGCGGGTAAGTCTTACCAGGGGGATGGTGCGGAGCCGACCGGCTTTGCCTGTGATAGTGAGAATACGGCGGTCGAGGGTGGTGCGGTAATTCACCATAGTGGAGGGCTTTAGGCGTTTTTCTTGGAGGTCTAGCCACTGGCGTAGCCAATCGCCGACGGTTCGGGCATCGTCTTCTTTCGTCCGGTACCGGAGGTGCGGGGGTTGCCATTCGTCGAATTCAATGAGTTTTTGTTCTTGACGCAGCCAGGCACCAGCATCGTCTTTGGTGAAGAATGGGTGGGGGCCGGAGTATTTTTTGCCATCAGGTCCGGTGTAGCGGGCGCGGTATTTGCCGGATGATAGCCGTGATATTGTGCCGAAGAGGCGTTTTTTAGGGGCGGGCATGAGGGGTTGTTTCCTGCGATTATTTGTGGTCTATGGGCGGTCTTGCGGTCTACATGTGGTCCGCATGCTTACACTCATGTCCCACTGTGTCGTTTGTTGTCGCTTATTATTTTACGCAGGTCATAGGGCAAAAAAGAAGGACCCCCACGTCATGGTGTACATGGGGGTCCTGTTAAACGTGGAGCTAACGGGATTCGAACCCGTGACCCCCACACTGCCAGTGTGATGCGCTACCAGCTGCGCCATAGCCCCGTGCTTTTCAGCAACGGATTACAGGTTACCGCACAGAACTGGTTGCCGACAAATCCACTGGCAGCGACTATTTTTTACTTGATTTGGCTGGGCCATGTGGTGTTTTCCTTGATCTCCTTGCCGTCGATAAAGACGCGTGGGGAGGATACTTGGCCGTCACCATCTTTTTCTAGTTTCTTGGCGTTGTCGTCGGCGATCTTCTTAAACTCGTCGGAGTAGGTGCCGTCGGCGATCTTCTTTACGGTTTCGTCCTTGGCGCCAAGGATTTTGGCCATGTCGGCGAAATCCTTGAGTTCTTTCTTGCCCCAGATGTTTTGCTGTTCAGTCATGAGCATGGTGCGGAAGTTCCAGTACACCTGCGCGGAATCGTCTTTGGCAATGGTGTAGGCGGCGGTGCCGGCCTTATTGGAGTGCCCGATCTCGCCTTTGTCCAGGAAGTTCATGGTGCGGATGTTCACCTTCACCTTGCCGTCTTCTATGAGCTTCTTCATGTCCGCGTCGGTTTCTTTGGCCAGGTCGGCACAGTAGTGGCAGGAGAAGTCTTCGTAAATATCCACGGTTTTGGCCTTGTCGGCCTTGTCGGAAACCAACTGCACTGCCGAGCCATCAACCTTGTTATTAAAGGCGGTAGTTTCATTATATGTTTCGGCGAATTTTTCTTCTTGCGACTTATTGCCGGAAATAATCACGTAGGCGATGACCGCAACAGCTACGAGCACGACAGCGATAATGGCCCAGATGAACCCGGAACCATTCTCGTTGGGACTTTGGATTTTGGCTCGTTTTGTGGTCTTGGAACTCATGTATTTTTCCACCTTTTGTTGGGGTTGAGGGGATGATATCAATTCAAACTAAGAATTATGCCAGTTATGCTTCCCTTTTGCTAGGAGCATGCTGGCATAATTCTGTGAATACCGGCAGAGAAACATCCGTGGGCGCCACCGATGATAATGCGAGACAATTATGGGTAGATGGCGAATCGTCGATATGGCCGGTACGCGGTCCACAGGGACATGGCGACAAGCACCACGTCACGCAGGATTGTTTGCAGGTAGTCCATGCCGCCGTCGGTCAGGTCTTGTTGGCCGAAGCAGCCGCAGTCGATCACCAATCCGCGCGCCCATGCTTGGCCGATACCGATGATGAACAGCATCAACACGATGGTCGACAGCCAGCCGGCCTGCCGGAAAAACACCCCGATGAGCAGGATAAACCCACCCATGAGCTCTAGGGGGCCAATGATTTGGGCCAGGAACACGGACCATTCCAGGGTGAAGATTTTATACGCCTGGATGGATTGGCCGGTTTCTAACACACTGCCTACCTTGTGGAATCCCGCCCAAATCCAGGTGGCGGCCAGACCGAAGCGGGAGAGAAAACTGATGATGTCCAACACCAGGGTGGTGCGGCTGGATTGCGGTTTTTCTTCCACAGCGTCTGCTTCGATAGAGGTGTCGTCGATGTCGTTGTCATCGGCAACGATTGTGGATTGCGCGTTCGTCAT